GGATTACACAATTCGATCGCCGAAGGGTTGTTTAACGAGATTCAAAATCGTAGTGCTCGTTACTATTACTTCATGGGTAAAACTCTAGAATGGAGTAACGAATTACAACCACCATTTCCTATCGATTCGTTTGATTATGATTTAAAAACACGTAATGAAATTATCACAATGAAGGAAATCAAATCTACAGACGTTGCATTTATTGTTGAACGTAGAGATTGGACTTCTGGAGAAGTGTATGATATGTATGATGACAAGTACAGCGATGAATTAGATAGTATTGATTTAATTTCTGGAGGATTTGGATTCGCCGATCCTCCAACAATCACAATTACTGGTGGTGGTGGTACTGGTGCAACTGCAGTAGCTACTATCTCCAATGGCGTTATTATTGACATTTCTTTGACTAATCCAGGTCGTGGATACACTAGCGTTCCTACAGTTACAATTACTGGAGGTGGCGGTGAAGGTGCTACAGCTGCGGCAATTTTACCTAGAGCATTCTCTGGCGTTCAGAGAATGGAAGACGCAAACTTTTATGTATTAACTGATGAGTTCAACGTATATAAATGTTTAGATAATAACAATAACGCACTATCTACATATAAACCTGTTGGTACTACTGTTGACCCAGTAACTATGCCTGATGGTTATATCTGGAAGTATCTGTATTCAATTCCTATTGCTTTGCGTAATAAATTCTTCACAGATGCATATATGCCTGTTGTTACGGCACTTCGTGGACAATTTTATTCAAATGGTAATATTCAAAACGTAAGAATTGATAAAGCTGGTAAAGATTACACATCAGCATCTATTTCTGTTGTTGGTGATGGTAGCCGAGAGGGTGACCCACTATTAATTACAGGCACTAATATTATTAGTGGTGGCACTGGTTACACTAGTGGTGCAACTGTAGATATCGATCCTCCATTCGGAGCTAATGCGTGGACCGATGGTGTTCAAGTTCTTCTCGGTCAAAAGTTTTATCAAGGATATAACATCTATGAGGTAACGCTTCCAGGAACACTAAGTGCACCTGCACCCACCCATAAATCTGGTATTGTTTCAAACGGAACTGCTGCTTTAAAATACATCGGAACTACAGCAAGAGCTACTGTAGGTGTTACTGCTGGTGTTGTGACATCAATTGATCTTATTGGTTCTTTACTAGAAGTTAATATGACTTCTGGTGGATCTGGTTATACTTCTGCACCAGTAGTTACAATTACTGGAGGTGGTGGTAGTGGTGTAGTTGCTGCTGCAGTTATGACTGGAACTTCTGTTCAGAAAGTTGTAATTTATAATGCTGGCGACAATTTTACTTCTACTCCATCTGTAGTTTTTGGAACACAGTGGACAGCTTCAACTGCAGTTACTGTTGGTCAACAAATTTTCTATTCAAATAGACTTTATACAGTTACTGTTGCTGGTACAACAGGAACTTCTTTCCCAACACATACATCTGGTAGTGCAACAAATGGTACTGCTACCTTATCCTATGCTGGTGCTACTGCATCAGGTTCAGCTGCACTAAGATTTGGTGCTGGTTATTCGTCATTACCAAATATGTCAATTCAACCAGTCGCTGGTGGTGCTGGTGCTACTGGTTATTTTAATGGTGTTAAATCTGAAGCTAAATTAATACCACTATTATCTGGTGGACAAATTGTTGGAGTTCAGATCGATGAAGCAGGTGTTGGTTATACTTACGCTAACTTAACAGTTTCTGGCGACGGAACTGAAGCAGAATTAACTGCTGACTTATCTCCAGGCGACGTTTCTACTTTACAAGCTAACACAGAGTTGTTGACTATTGATGGTCGTATTATGTCCTGTAAAGTTCAATCTGGTGGTTTTGGTTATGCTGCTGCAACTGTTACTATCGAGGGTGATGGTACTGGTGCTACAGCTGAAGCTGTATTATCATTAGGTCGTGTCGTTAAAATAAATATAACTAACTACGGACAGAATTACCGTTGGGCACGTGTTACTATTACAGGTAACGGATATGGTGCAAAAGCACGTGCAATTATAACTCCATTCGGTGGACATGGTAAAGATTCTATCAATGGTTTATACACAAGATCTTTAATGTTCTACACTAACATCTCTAAGGATAAAAACCAAGGATTTGATGTTAATAATGACTTCCGTCAAATTGGTATTATTAAGAATCCAAGAACTTATGGTGGTACAGAAAGTTTAGATGCTG